CTTCTGCTGAACTAATAAATGCCAATGCTAGTAAACTTGCTAATACGACTTTTTTCATGTCAGTCTCCTTATTGTGCAAATGATTGTGTAAACACTTGACCGCGATAGTTAAAGGTCACGGTTGAACCTTGTTGGATGGTGACTGGAACATATGAACATACTTGACGCACTTCTGCTCTAGCACCTTCTCGTCCTGCTTCGTTGCCGATTGCTCCGCCGATTAATGCACCAGCAATACCACCTACTAGTCGGTCATTGCTATTATGTCCTAGTGTGCTACCAATAGCACCTCCGGCCAATGCTCCGATAGTAGCATCACCGCGGCTATTATCACGAACTACTTCACGCATTTCACATTGACGTTGTTGAACAGTAACATAACGTGGTTGAACATTGACCACTGTGGCAACTTCTTGTGCCAAGCAAAGACTACTGGCAAAAATCAAAAACATCGGTACAGCTACTTTTTTCATATTAAACTCCAAAAAATGACAGACTTCCCAGGGCGTGTGGAGCCTCTGCCGAGCCATTGTGTCCCTTTGCTACGCAAAATCGCCCCTGCGAAAGCATAATTATTTATTGTATAGTAATTTTAGTGGTGTGTCAAGCCTGATTTACCGTACAAACGAAGAATGGGATTCGAATTTTAGGAAATTGAATACTAATTCCAAATATTTTTAAGATACGTTGAATAGCTTTTATGAATGCCATTATTATATTCATAACAAAATTATTCAGCCAAAGTTTAATATCATTTAGAATTTTATTGAAGTCTAAATCCGGCATATTGATATGTAGATTTAACGGAGGGAATTTCCAATCTAAAGGAAATCCAAAGATTGGTATTTTTATTTTTTCTATCACTGATAAAATTTCAGCGTATGTAACTTCTGCTTTGTGTAATATTTTTTTAGCGTAATTTTCAAGAATACGTTTTATATCATTTAAGCTCAAAGGTGCTGATAGATAGTGTAAAATTGTTTTTAGAATTTGATCTTGGAGATTTTTCCAAACTTCGCTTAGTGTGTAATGTTTGTAAATTAAAATGTCGTAGGCCTTTAATCCTATTAGAATTAAATCTTTAATCAATTTGATTTTTTTCATTAATTCATCCCACAGGCTTGCTACAATATGTTTAACAATATATTTGATTAATTCTTCAGGGCTATTCAAATGCTGAAACAAGGGAAATGGGATACTCAACAAATTAAAGATTCTTTGAATTTCTTCTAAGAATTTGTCATAGGCATTTTTAAATTTTTCAAATAATTTATTAATGGCCTTTTCAATAATACAAGTAATATCTGGATTGAATAAATCACTAAGATGTAGGCCAAAAACAGGCAAAGTTAAATCTATGACACCTAGACCAAATCTTTTCAATGCTTCATATAAAGCGTATAGTCCAGTCCATATAGGTTGATAAACAGCCTGCATGGCATTGTTATAAATTCGACTAGCTACTTCTTTAACATCGTTTTCTGGATTAATAATACCTGTTTCTTTACAACCGCCCATACATATAATAGGAACGTATACTCCTGTTACGGAAACCGAAGCGGATGGCGCTGGATAGGCCTTGGTTAAACTATCCGCAATGGCCTGCATATTAAATCCGCGATTGGGGTCTAATATCAGTGTCGACGGTTGTAAACTAGTAGCACTCATTTTACTTTAGTGCGATACCTGTTGTGCCTTGCATGTATTGATCAGATGCATCTTTCTTACTAGGTACCATAACAAATACATGTTCACGTTTAAGAGTCATCGTATCTCTGTCTCCTAGAAATACCCAAGGAATCATTCCTAATCCTTGTCCACTCATGGTTAGTGCCAACGGACGATTAATAGTGATTCCGTTGTGATCATCCTTTTCAAGTCTAGCAATTAGTTCATCACCGTTTACTAACTTGATACTTACTACGTCGCCCTCTGCGATTGGTTTTTGAATTAACATATTTTCCTTAATTAATTGTGTCATCCTTCTTTGGCACTGTACACAATGCTTCCAAAGTTTTGTAATGCTCGTAGGCTTTTTTCAATGCCTCGAAGTGTTCTAACTTCTCTGGGTCTGGAACTAGTATGCCTAAACGCTTTTCAATACTTTCCAACATATCGCTCAGGCTGCGTCCCTTCCACTTAATGTCGCCTTCGAAGTTAGCATCGCCAGTGACTTCTAAAGAACTCTTGGGATTAAGATTAGTCGAAGATATTGTATATGGACCACTGTTGGACCAATAAGAACCATTAGCGCCAGCACTGGTTAGAATAGATCCACTACTGCCGGCGGCACCAATAGTGATAGTACCAGATGACATGTTAGGCCATAGACTAGACTTTAACCCAGCAAGATCTATATCAATCTCTTGTGCAATGATGCCAACTGATGGTTTATCATCAAACTCGACTTCAGCAGGTGTTATGTCTTCTAATGCTTGTTTGATTCTATCAAAGTCTTCTTTAGTCGCCATATCCGCCAGCCGTTTCCTCAATGTATTTTTTGAGTTCGGTAAAGCCGCCGACTAGTTTTCCATTAATGAAAATTTGTGGAACGGTACGGGCATTTGGAACTGCTTCTAACAATTCTTCTCTTGTATATCCATCTCCAATTTTGCGTTCCTCGAAAGGAATATTACGTTGTTTCAAAAGTGCCTTTGCTTGATCACAGAAGGTGCAATTATATTTCGACCAAACGATTGCTGTTGTCATAATTATTTTCCTTTTTATAAATCTGGTAACTCGTCAAAGTTAACCGAGTCCGACATCACCCCAATAACATATGAAGTAGATTCCGTTTCCTGCAAAGCGGCCTGTTTTTTATTTAAATTGATATGTTTGTTAAACCAAGGAACAGGATTACTCTTAGGATGTTCTTCTAGATATTTAATACCAATTTCCTTCAAGCGTGTAAAAGCTGTGTAGTCTACAAAGTCTTTCAGGATAGTAGCGTTAAGACCAATGACTGGGCCTTTCTTAAACAAATAGTCAGCCCATGCTTTTTCTTCTGCAATGACTTCCATATACATTGCATATACTTCGTCAGCACAATCGATTTCTAATTGTGCAAAATCTGGATCATCTTTTGTAACATTGTTAATGATCCAAGCAGTCCACTCCGCGTGTAGTAATTCATCTTGTAAAATCAAACTAATAATATTGCCATTACCGATGTAGATTTTATTTTCTACCATGGCCAAACTTGTGGCAAAACTTACCATGAATCTCAATGCTTCGAGTGCGTAGCTGGCTTGAAGAGCCAACCAGATAGCACGTTTATGTTCCATTGACGAAATTTCTTCACCAATTTCTTTTTTGCAGTTGAGCAAGTGTAGGTCTTCGTAGTATCGACCGACATTAGCAGCCATTGACACAATCTCTTGTGTATCGTGGATCTTATTGAATTCTTCTTTGGGTACACCATAAACATTCCTAATAATGTGACTATAGCTCTTTGAATGAATATTAGTTTCAAAGAAACTCCAGTTACTGATCAATGCTTCTAGTTCAGGGATAGATACCACTGGACCAAAAACTTGATTTGGTGCACGACCTTGAATACTATCAAGTGCCGTTTGTCTTAGAAGATTGCTAGTGAAGATGTGTTTAACTGCTTCACTGGCATCCTTATGATCCATTTTGTCTTTGGTAAGACTAATTTCTTCAGGAACCCAAAAGAATCCACGTGCCAGTTCTTCAAACTTGGCAATTTTAGGATGTCGGTATTCCTCAAATCTCTGTACCGTAACAGCACCATCCAAAAACATCTTTCGTTTTAGATAGTTTGTAGGTGTAATTAAATCGTATTGAGCTTTACTCATAGAACACAGGCCTCGCAGTTTTCTTCATCTTCATATACTATAACAGGTTCAGCTGCTACTAATCTATCGCTTTGAGTGTTTAAAACATTCTTAGCGCCAGTCTTATTAATCAAACTATAATACATAGTCTTCAATCCCCACTTACTGGCCAACATTAGATTCTTAGCAATTAATGTGCCAGGGACTTTACCGTCCTTAAAATGTGCAGGATTATAGAATGTGTTTGTGCTTAGACTTTGGTCAACATAAGCAGCCAAAACTGCTGATGTTTTCAAATAGTCAACACAATCGGTTTGGTCCCACATTAGTTGATAGCGGTTCTTTAATCTACGATAGTCAGGAACTACTTGCACGAATGAACCTGCTTTTGATTCCTTAACACTGATCAACTCCATAGGCATCTCAATACCATTAGTAGAGTTTAATACAACACTACTGGACTCCACCGGAGCCACTGCCATTAAGGTAGCATTACGAATACCATATGTTTTCATACGTTCACGCAATGGTTCCCAATCCATGCTAGGTGTGAAGTCTGTTAGTTCATCAACACCTGCGCTACGACGTTCCCAAGGAAACACTCCCTTACCGTAGTAAGTGTATTCGCTACGCTTACAGGCCCCTCTTTCTTGGGCAAGTTCTACACTAGTCTCGGTAAGGTAGTATGCTTGATGTTCCATCCAGCGTTTGACTTCTGCTAGAGCTTCTGCTGTGCCATATTTGTAACTACGACGGGCATGCCAAAAAGCCAAATTAGTAATACCAACGCCCAGTGGTTCAAAATCTTCATTGGCTAACTTGCTTTGTACGCTCAAGAAATCTTGATAGTTCAGCAGGTTGCTCAGACTGCGTACCAATACACGGCAGGACTTTCTCATCTCCTGAGGGTTACGGAAGGCACCCCAGTTGATTGATCCAAGAGTGCAAAGAGCAATTCGTCCCTCTGGATCTTCAATTCTTTGGAAAGGACGGGTGGGTAAAAGTATTTCTTGGCATAGATTTGATTGATATATTGGATCTGATGTTGTATCAAACGGACCTTGGGCAATGACGTTGTCGACATTGACAAGATATATACGCCCCGTATCAGTCCTTTCTTTAAGGATCTGATTTTTGAATATCTCATCTGCTGGTACGACTTTCTTTTTAATTGTCGGATGCTTTTCATAGTTTAAGTATAGTTGTTCGAACTCTTCGGTGCTACGATAGTAAGCCATGTACAAGTCAGGAACTTCAGCAGGATCAAACAAGGTAATAGTTTGTTTGTTCTTGTAACGATTCCAAAACATCTTATTAACAACTACGCTATAGTCCATTTGACGAACACGGGTTTCGTCGGTACCTTGATTATTTTTTAAAACAATAAGGTCTTCAAACTGATAATGCCATAATGGGAATGTAACTGTACAACTGGCGTTTCGAATACCACCTTGACTGCAACTACGCAGATCTGCGAACCATTTCTTCAAGAATGGTATCAAGCCCGTATGTTTGATTTCTCCGTTGCGAATCGGGGCTCCTAACGGGCGAATTCGGCCTATTTCCAGGCCAATTCCAGCTCGTTTTGAAGCATATTTGGCCATCATTTCGCCTGCGGCAAATATACTGTCCAAGGTGTCATCACTGCTGATAAGCACGCAACTTGAAAACTGCTTAGTGGTAGTGCCCAACCCAGCAAGTACTGGTGTAGCAAGGGTAAAGTGGCCATCGCTGGCACATTCATAGTATTCTTTAACATATTTTAATCTCTTATCTTGGGGTTCGTTATGAAATGCTGTTGCGGCGGCAATGGCATAACGTACTTGTGGAGTTTCATAGATAGTATTAGTGGCACGATTCTGCACCAAATACTTTTCACAAAGTTGTGCAATGGCAGCATAAGTATAACTTTCGTCTTTACTATGGTCGATAAACAAATCAATAATGTTCCATTCATCTTCTGTATACCAGTCCAACAGCTCGGAAGTATACATACCCGTGTCAACATTCTTCTTTACGATATCATAGAGTTTAGGAGGAGTATAACTACCATAAACTTCTTTACGCAACATACTGACACGCTGACGTCCAGCTACGTATTGATAGTTTACATTATTGATTTCTGGATTTTCTGTTTCATCAATCAAATCTACCATGGCTTTTAACAATAGTTCATCTATTGTCTTTGTGGTCATGCCATCATGTAGTTCTATTTGTGCTTTAATTTCTACCATGCTAGGACTGACTCCGTCAATCCCGTTACATGCATGTGCTACTTGTCTTTGAATTTTGGAGATGTCCAGTGGAACTTTCTCTCCGTTGCGTTTGACCACGGTGATCATATGTTTTTAACTTACCTTCTTAAATGTGTCAGGAAGATATTTACCAACCAAGTCAGAGTTCAATAAGATTTTCTACCAAAAACGACTCGGGTATATCTTTAAGTGAAATAGGCTCATTATCTTTGTAGTTTATAGCCCATTCTCCATCAACACAAACTATATTATAGTATGCTTTTTTGGTATTGTCTATAAGACTACGCACTTCTATTACAGAATTTTTAAATCTTTGTGTATATTTGAGTGAATAAGCCATCATCAAGGCTCTAGTGAAGTCATCGTATTGATTTTCTACAATGATGTCCCACGGAGTCGGCCATGATTTACGATTAAATTGATCAATGTGATGATTAAAAGGAATGTATGGCGCATCACGCCAAAAATCAATCACACATTGTAATGGTTGTTCGCAGGTTTCTATCTGGGTGCGAAACTGAGCCCAGGACGATATTCTATCGTCCACTGACTGTTTGAACATTCGTTAATTCATTAAGGTTAAATCGAATTCTATATCGGAGTTACTTATACCTGTACTAATACAAGTTAACGAAACGTAGTTTTGGAATTGGTTATTAATTACTAACACACCTATAATATCAAATGGTTGAATAGTCAACGCTGTATGTGCATTATAATTAAAATTCAAAGCATAAGTTCCATCGGTTGCAGAGAAGGTTGATGTAGTAACACGAGACAAGATATTATTTGTTACTAGATAATCAATACTAGCACCAGAGTTTGTCCATGTACCATTCAACGTGTAATTCATAATATATGGTTGTATAGTAGATGTGGTATAATATGTATATGAAGAACTAGTTTGAGGTATTATTGAAATATCATTATCAACGGCCACTGAAGGTAGTGGAGCATTGATTGGTAGAACATATGTATTATAAGTTGTAGTTACCCATTGTTGTAAAGAATTCCAAATAGCCACTGGAGTAGTTGTAGGTATGGTGGCAGAAGTACCAGTATCAATCACAACGGTTAGAATATTAGTAAGGGTATTAAGAGCAGCTGGCGCGGCAAGCGTAGCTGTATAACTAAATCCAGTGTGTTGTACACTAGAACCTGTTGAATAATAAAACGGCGGGATAGACAGATTATCAGGATCAACAGATACTTGAGTAAAGCCAGTTCGCCAACTGCTGGTTGATCCGTGTTGTAATGTTAATTGTAATGCGGTATTTCCAGGTACTACTGATCCCTGTGTATATCCCCAGTTATAATCAAAACCACCTTGTACAAAAATTCCAGGCTGCGAGCGTGATAAATCTGTAGTAAACACTAGTCCTGCGGCATCGCCTAGAGTTGCTTCGGAAAAATGATACTCGTCGCCGACAGATGCAAAACCATCTGGAGAAACAACATTACCAGATGGATCTATGTTCATTGTTAAGCGGCCCTGTCTAGTAAAATCTTGGCCAAATGCAACGTGTTTTCTATTGTCAACAACATAATCCAATGTAACAACTTGTTGATTATCAGTCAATGGAACTTTTAGTAAGTTAGTTGTATTGTTTGAAAATATTGTTTTATTAAATGTAGTTCCGGTACGCAAGATTGAGTTTCCAGAAACCCATGGGAATTGATATACTAAATTAGGCGCATTGACTATTCTATCAAAATAATCATGATAAGAACGGAACCCTGTATCATTAGCAGTTATAATACTGTTTGTTTGTGTGGTATCACTTCTAAAATTATTACCTACGTTAATAAAGGAATTAAACGAACTAGAAACATATGACTGTAATGGATTATTAGCAGATCCAATAATCATTGCCTCAGCACCAATGTTTTCAAACATATTACCTGTTAGAGTGGCATTAATATTACCCAGTCCTACATAGGAATTAGCAAACTGACTTTGTGTCTGAGAGATAATACCATGCTCTAAAGTATCAAATTTAGTCTGTGTAATTGATAATTTGTTTACAGTTCCAGTGGTAACAACGGCAGTAGATATACCATAGAACATACAATTATTAATATTAATATTTTGTAGTGGAACTAATGTAATATCTCTAACAGTAGCGGTACTGCGTAACAAAACTCCAACAACGTTAGTATTTGTTGTATCTGCAAATGTACTACTTGGATTACCAAAGTATACATCTTCGATTGTTACGTTCTTTGCGTCATCTAGACTCAATAAAGTTAAACTGTGATTAGGATTACCAACCTGTGGTTGAATGGTCATACCCTTTAACTTAACAAAACCTGGAGCCAAACCTGTATTAATATGTTGACTTCCTAGGGTATTACCTAATCCATCTACTGTTTGGAAACCATAATCATTTACTGTAGTGGTCAACACAGTTTTGCCAGCGCCTTCGCCTTCTAATGTTGTATAAGGTGGAAGATATACTGTTGCGTTTAATGTCCATTGACCTGGTGGAATCTTAATGGTAAAAGGTCCCAATGATGGTACTACAGGAGTAGTTCCGTTATAAGCGTCCGCTCCACCATGCTGACTGATAATAACACCACCTTCTAGATTAGTAGGGCTAATCATACCTATAGCATTTTGTAATGCTAGAGTAATGTCATTACTTGCAGGTGGCCAAACAGGAGTAAAATCTGTTATGCTGACAAAATTGTCTAATTTTGTATATACTGATCCAGTGGTTGCTAGAGAAGTTGCAGTAGTTTGCCCAGTTGTACCCAACCCATACTGCAAATAATTTTTAAATCTATACGAAGAAGTATTTAAATTTGTAACAGCTACATTTTGCACCGCAGATGCTAATATAGAACTTAGATCTTTTTCTGTTAGGATACGTGTGTTATTGTCGTCACTTGCACCAGTGGACACAGGGTTACCATTGGAGTCGGCTTCAAATCTTCTCTTACCAATGTATAAGTTTTGTGTATCTACGGCCCAGGCAAGTTCTCCAGGCGCTAATTGTGGTACGCCATTCCCTGAACCTAGTTCGGAACCTCTTCGTACCTGAATTTTCGCAATTTCTATAATAGGCATCTAAATATCCTCTGTATAAGGATATTTATGCTTACTGGGTGAGCATTTGCTTTAAACCTCTAATGTATAAATAAGTGTAGTTCGCGGGACGGCAATCCCCAACTACCCTAACGCTTAAAAGGAGCAATCAGCAATGATATTTATTGACAACAAATACACTCGTTGGTATTACAATATTGTAACCAACGCCAAGTCCCGTATATCTGAGGGGTATACTGAAAAACATCACATTATACCCAAATCGTGTGGCGGAAGTAATTTAAAAGAGAATTTAGTCAAACTAACTCCTAAAGAACATTTCATATGTCATTTATTACTGACTAAGATGGTTGAAGGGCATAATAGGCATTTAATGGTTTATGCATTTCACGGACTACAGGCTAAACAGGACAGACAAAACAGACATACCAGTAAGTTAGAAGTTAATGCTAAAATCTATCAGAAATTAAAAGAAGAACTTAGTATAATTAAAAAATTACAAACACCGTGGAATAAAGGGAAGACAGGATTACCTTCGTCTTGGAATAAAGGAATATCTGCGTCTGACGAAACTAAACAAAAAATTAGAGAATCTCGTGCGAAGCAGGATATGAGTTATCGTAAAGGTATTTCCCCCAGTATAGAACAACGAGAGAAGATAAGTCAAACTCTTAAAGGTAATATTCCTTGGAATAAGGGAAAGAAAGGAGTCGGCTCCTTTGTTACAAATAATCCTATGAAAAATCCTGACTCTATTAAAAAAATGTTAGAAACTAGACGCATTAATAAAGAGAAAAATTACTTGAATAATCTGTAATATTCTTCTACTTTGCTTAACCACATGTCTTGGTATTTGTTAAAGTCCTGTGGTAACAAATCAAACTGTTGATAAATCTCGCCGCCAGGCTTCATTCCGTCATTCCCACGACTAACCATGAAGATGTGTCCTTCTCGCATGGTTGTACCATAGACTTCATTATGCGCCAATGTATAGGCCATTAATTGAAGGTAGTAATCTTCTACCCATTCTGATTTCTTTGGTTTATTAGTTTGCTTGTAATCAGCAATACACGGCTGGCCCTTATAGACACATACTAAGTCAGTAGTTCCGCTGTATAGCCCTGGAAAGTATAAACTTTGTTCCATTGCCCAAACTTCGTCAACATCTTTTAATCCTTTTTCAATAATAACATCAGCCATTGCATTGGCTTTTACATGGACAGGGTTGTTACCGGGTTGTCGTTGTTCACCTATTAGGAATCGTTCTAAATTAGCATGAAGTCCTGTACCAACGCCGGCCGCCTCTGTAGTAATTTGTTGTGCTTTTGCATGTCCAATTCTATCCCGCCATTCGTTAATATGTGTCATATCTTTCATGGCACCAAGAATGGTAGTTACACTAGGGAGAGTTTCTCCGTCTGGAGTTTGGTAAACACGTTTCTTTGTAACAGGATCGTTAACTTGTTTACAGTTTTTATATTGAAATCGTTCAACGAACGGAGGAGGAGTATAAGTCATATTGTTAATTATAACAGCTATGACTTAATGATGCAACTATTTGATAGCACTTTTGGCGTTATGAGCGGCCATACTGTCTATACTCGGGCCACCACCGCCAGCTCGAGGAGCGGCTGTATCTTGTGGTTTAGCATTTGGATCTTCTGTATTGGTTTTTAAGATAATAGTACCATCATCTTTGATATCTTGAATAACGTCGCCTTCTGGATCGATATTATTTTTCAAAGCAATTAAACCGTCTGGTGTAGCAATACCCAACGCAAAAGGTCGAAGAATATTTAAAACGGCTTTGAACGGGATTTCACTAGTTTGTCCATCCTTATTGGCAAGGCCTTGTAGAACCGACAAGACTTCTCTTGCCGATCCCTGATCTACTTCAAACAATCTCATTTTGCTAGTTTGGCAATGATACTATGTGCTTCTTGCAATTTGCGAGCACGGCGAGTTTCACGGCTTTCACGCATTTCACGTCCAGCAGTCACATCACCACCGGCAGCGGCATCACTAGCACCAAATTCGTCGCCAGCGCCAATGTCAGCACCTGGATTCATGTCGTCTGGAGCACTCATATCAACACCTGGTTCCATTCCTGTATCCATTGGATCAGTACCCATTGGTTCAGCAGGAGCGGCGCCACCAGCTAGAGCGGCAACAGCATTGCTGATAGCTTCACGTTGTTGTGTCAATGTTTCTAGTGTAGCACTTAGAGCTGGAGCAACTGTTTGTTTAAATTGTTCAGCTTCTGCTTGACCAAAGTCAGCACGAATACTATCAGCTAGTTCAATGATAGCCTTAGTTTGGTATTGACCAACACGTTGCATCCAGCTTGTATAATCGTTAACGATATCGCCAGCGGCTGTGATTGTTTTAGCTTTGGCTTCTTCGTCTTCCATTAACAAGAAAGCAAGACTTTCATTTACAAAACGAACATTGTGTTTGTATTGGCTTTCTTCTAACTTACCTTGCTTGGCTAATTTAGCACGTACAGCACCAGCTACACGTTCACCAGCAGCCTTGCTACCATAGTGCTTGCCTGCTGACTTGGCAATCTTGGCAAAGTTCTTGCCTGGTTTGCCTTCATCTTTACCTTCTTGCATCATGCACTCTTTACAATCACAATCTTTAGGATGCTTCATGCCTTCCTTCATCTTGTGAACTTTACCTTTAACTGGGCTCTTAGGAGCACCACCTAACATACCTTGAAGGTGACTAGTATCTTTTTTACCGCTATCGCTGGAGTCTTTATCAAACTCTTTTGACTTCTTGGTATGTACTGTACCAGTGCTGGTTTTCTTTTTGTTGAACTTGCTAGAAGTATCTTGGTCGGCTGCGCGATCACCATCAAAGTTTTTAGCTTCTTCAAAAGGCTTACCTGCTTTGGCTGCGGCTTTCTTACGGCTACCCCAAACTTCATCTTTAGGGCTTTCAATCTTACCATCACCGTCATAGTCTTTGTCGGCTTTTTTAGCACCTTCTTTAACCTTGGCACTCTTGGCAGCACTCTTCATCGGTTCTGTTTTATTACCATCTTTGTCTAGATCTAAAAAGTCTGGTTTAGAGCCCTTAGCTGGTTGTGGGTGTTTAGCGACTTTAACACCTTTCTTACCTTCGTTTAATTGGTCGATTTTGTCGCGTAATTGTTTCATTTGTTCGCCTAGCATTTCTTTAATCCTTGTGTTTAGCAACTCTAACATTGCTTTGTCTTTTTGGTAAGTCTCATTGGTCAGTAAATCATTGATTCTAGCTGAACCTTCCTGTTGAAAAATACGAGTACGCAACTTATTACGAATGTCTTCCAACTGTTCGCGATTGTACTTGTTTAGATTAACTTTGGCACCGAATTGCTTTTCTAGATTGGTTTCTAATAAAGTACTTGTGACAGGTTTGTTAAAATCGGTAGTTTTCATATTGAGTTCCAGAAAATTGGTTAATGTTATTTATACCAGTTTGATGAGTTTCTCGAAACTATTAATAATAGCCTTTTTATGTTGTTGTTTTTTAATGTGTGCTGTACTGTGTTTGGTTAAGAAAATATCAAACCGATCGGCATTCTTTCCAGACATGGCCTTTTTATATAATTTTTCTTCAAAATCTGCAAAGCCATAACGTCTATCTTCTTCTAATAAACTGGTATCTTTGTAATAACCCAGTGCTAATTTATTGGCCATAATAATAGCAGTTTGCGGTAAGTTAATACCTGTTATTACTTCTTCGTTCATGAAGTCTAATATTTTATACCCATTAAGATCTTTTACAATGGTGTATGTTCCCAAAGTAATCGAACCGTCGGATTGTTTAATAGGAACCACAAGTCCTTTACGGCGAAGGTCTCGTTTAACTTCTTCGCTGATTTTTTGTATACGACTGTAGAGTTCTTCAGGTATTGTGTTCATTGATGTTTTTAACTAAAGTATTGTTATCTTTACTTATAGCGTATACACCTTTGCGAACAAGACTTTGAGCAAGCCACTGATCGTGTTCATCTAGACTACTAATTTTAACCCCACCTTCGTGATGTTTGATGAAGTGTTGCTCTTCATTGGTTACAGGTAAATTTACGCCTGATAGTAGCTGATGTATCTTCATCCCGATACTCCGGGTTGTGGATTCGATGTGTCTGGGGGAGGTTCTTGACCTTGTATTTGACGTAACTTCATCATTAAGTTACCCATTTGTGTTTGTAAATCTTGAACAGTTGCAGGTTGTTGTCCTGGCTCTTGCGTTTCAACTTCTTCATCTTCTGGCTGTTGTTGCTGTCCGGGAACCTGCGGTTGAATTGGTTGACTTGTAGTCTGACCTATTTGTTGTTGTGGTTGAGGAGTTGATGTTGGTGCGCCTGGGGCGGCTGTACTAGGAGCAAATCCAGTAGGTTGATTAGTTTTTGGAGTATTTGATGTGTTGGGTTTAGGTTCTGTATTAGGAACTGGCAAACTGCCACTAGGTTTAACACTGGGTCCTTGTGGTCCAACTACATTACCCGGTGCGGTATTCGTAGCTTGCGGTAATGTTTGTTCAACTAATTCTCTGATTTTCATATTAATGTTTTTGTAGAATGACGACTAACAAGCCCAATACACCTGTAATAACTGTACCAGCAGTACCGATAATAACTTTGGTCATGCTACTGTGGCCATCTTCAATAAGTTTCTTCAACGAATCGAATTTACTTTCGATGTTGGTGAGGCGGTTATCTAAACTTTCGTAACGTTGAGCACAAAGGTCAACGTGTGCTTCTAGGTTTGTTTTTTCAATATCAATTATTTGACCCTTGGTCATATTGGTGCTCCTTCAGTTGGGGTATCGCGTTTGCCTAAATTGTGCCTGAATGAGCCTTGATGATTGTATTTTTAGTGGCGGGATTTGAACAATCAAAGATCGCCTTGTCAATATTTATAGTTTCTAACAGATTTTTAATAATTGGCACACGATCCAAGTCATCTATCAATCCACCTATAGTATTTCCATCTGGGGTAGAATATACACCTACCCGATCTGGATTAAAAGTAAAGGTCCAAACATTTTGTTTACCTTTATAATTTGTACCAAACTCTAATTCTTTTAGATCTTCTGATTTAACAGATGGGGGATTATCATAGCTAACAATACTGCGTAATTCTATACATTGACGTAACGTAATAAAATTTCTATTTTGATCGTATTCTAGTTGGGTTCCTTGATTAGGTCTTACCACACGAGTGTTGGTAATATCAACTAGCGTCTTTATTTCAATTGTGTCCATAAACTACCTATATAATGTATTTATAGTCATAAAAAAAGGGAGTAAAAAACTCCCTTATTTTTCTAATTTTAATATTAGATTGTAGTGCTTGAATTAGCTGCCACACCAGTGTTAACTACAACAGAACCTAAAGCGATTCCGTTAACTGTGCCAAGTGCTTGAACAGCACCAGCCAAAGCTGCGAATGTAGATGTGAATGTACCGTAGCTAGTTTCTACAGAACCTAGGCCTAAACCAGTAGGAGCTGTTTGACCAGCAACACTACCCAAGATACCTGTATCTTCAATAGCAAAGTTGATAACGGTGTTGCCGCCAGTATAAACTGGAGTACCGATCAAAGCAACAGTAGCAAAGCTACCTAATGCTGTACGGAAAATTTGGTCAAAAGCGCCGTTAGGTGCTGTAATATCTGGGGATACTGTACCACCAGAAACTAAGTTAGCACTAGGAACTGTTAAGTTGTAGAAACTTAGTGTAGATGGACGTTGACTTGGGGCTATTGTATAGCCATGAACTCTTGAAATACCTGCTGACATAATATATCTCCTTTAATCATTTATGTCCACTCCGCTCCGGAGTGTAATGTACAGATATTTATGTCTTTTGAAAAAAAATGCTTATAATGGGTGTTATTCGTCGTCTTTTAGATCGCCTTCAACGATCTTAAGATTTTTCACTGTTTCTTTATTATCGCGTAGTCTGCGTATGCTACGGGTAAACTTGCTGGCATCTCCACCCTTGATGCTGTTGATAAGTCTACGTTCTAATTCATAGGCTTCTTCTGGGTTGAAATTTTCTTTGATTAGGGCTAACAAGTTAATGGCACTATTAATAACGTGCGTGGCACGAGCCTCGACAATGGCTTCGCCGTTCTTACGTTCGGATATGGAATTAAGCTCTTCTAATAAACTACGGGTAGCACGTTTCAAGACTGTTTCCTTTGTTACTGTAATATTTAGTATAACATACATTTTGAACAAAATAAAGACTTGACAATGTGGTACTCAGTGTTTATACTGATATAAATAACTATATTAGTGAAAACACTAATAGACAAAACACACAGTAAGGAAAAACAAAAATGTTTACACATATCACATTAACCCTGGCAAAACTAGGGGAATTGTTTAGCTCAAACACATACAAAAATAGTTTAGAGCGTTATATCGAATCCCAACACCCAACTAATGCCGCAGAAGTAGATTACTACATTCGCGAATATGATCGTTTAACTCGTCGTGGAGGCAGTTATCTATGATCAACAACTTTATTAAAAAACCCAGTTGGTTCCTAATAACAGCCCTAGCCGTATATGCTACGCAAATAGCCATGGCCATTGAATTACTTTCCAAAGGAGTATAATATGAAAAAGTTTTTTAAAACCGCTTGGGAAGTAATTAAATCTGTACAAGAAGCCCGAGCACGGGCGATACTTGCTGGAAAAGTATGGTTGTAAAGAAATGCCATTCCAAACTATTAGAAGGGTACTACCGCATGAGTACTCTAAATATCGTACACACCTTAAAGCCTTGGATCTCGAATCTAGGACCCTTAGGTTTGCTAGTCCAGTATCTGATCTTGTAATTGATCGATTCTGTGACAAGATAGAAACGGAATTAAACAAACATATTCTATTTGCTATTGAAGATAGTGAATTGAATTTCATTGCCATAGGTCATATTGCCTTAGAAGAAAATAATATGGAACTGGCCTTTAGTGTTCATAAAGAACATCAAGGACAAGGCTTAGGCAACAAACTAATGGCACGATGTATTCAGTGGTGTAGGATAAATCACCACTTAGAAGGATGTATGGTTTGTTTGCGTTCTAATAGTAAAATTCGTCACCTATGCCGCAAGTATGGTATTAGTGTAGAGAACGAACACGATGAAGCCTTGGCTGACATTAAGCTACCTCCCGCTGACCTTACTACATACATAGACGAAACTATGGACACACAATTAGGAGTATGGGATTACTGGAGCAAACGTGCTTTGAGTAAACCTAGCTTACTATTTTAGCCATTACAATTTTATTACACAGATATAGACTGTATAATAAATACTATGCTGACACAGTTGTTAGCAATACACAGACATTACACACAAGGAGAATATAATATGTCACAATTCGAAACACCTAAATTGCCAGAAGTTAAATTCAACAAGAACGGATACGAAATTCGCACAGATATCTTGGCAATGGCCAAAGATATGGTTCAAAGTGAATACAGTACCAAGTTTGCTGGATGGGAAATGAGTGCCAAGCGTGATGAAAAGACTGGTCAAATCGTTACCACAGTAGGTATGCCAGAGTTCCCAGGACTAGATAAAGTTCTCGAAACTGCTGAAAAAATGTACGCATTTGTTAATGCTGGCGTAAAGAAATAATATTAAATAGTAAACTATAAGAAAGTATCAGGGCATAGCCCTTATAACATTACAGTAGAAAAAAAAAGCCCCTTAACCGGGGCTTTTTTTATTGTTGTATTGGTTTACTGCTTAGATATTCGGGATACTTTTTATTAAAGTGTCGCATAACAATACCAGCAATAGCATGAGCCTGATTTTCATGTGGACTACCAGTACGCCCGCTATCTGCTTCTAGTTCGTGTTCTGTGTCTTGTTTATAGTGTACAAGTTCGTGAGCAACAGTACGCAGTATATCGTTAGGATGACGGTTTAATAGGGCAACATACAGAGTTTTTTCACTATTTTCGTATTTGCCAAATGTGGGTTGAACAGCATCGTGGATATGTGCTTCAAACTTCATAGTGGGCAAAGACTTTAGGCCGATATAGTGCATGGCAACAGGCAAAAACTTTTTGAACATTTCCATAAAGTTTGTTTTATGATGTTCTAAGCCTTCAATGTCTTCTAATAGTTCTGGAATACGCATTGTGTATTTATTAGTCCCGCTGACTTTATAC